GGTTGCTAAGAAATATCTGACCTACCTGGGGCGTGAGGATGCGTCTGAGAGAGTTGGAGTTATTGCATCCCTTCCTACTACTGGAGAATCTGCGTCTCCTGTGGTGGCTAAGAATGCGTATAACAGGATGAAGCAACTTTGTGCTATGGCTGAAGAGAAGAAGCTTTCACCTCTTGTTATTGTTGATAACCAGAAAATTAAGAAGCTTTATCCTAAACTCACCGTGAAGGCTTTCTGGCCCACTATCAATAATACTGTTGCTGGCTTATTTCATATTTTTAATGTGTTGGCTACTCAGAACTCAGACTACACCTCTTTTGATCCCCAGGACTACGATAGTGTGATGAAGTCTGCTGGTTGTATGATTATGGGTGTTACGGCTGTTAAGGATTTTGAGAGTGAAACAGGTGTCTCAATGGCTCTTAAATCCAATCTTGAGACTACCCTATTGGCTGAAGGCTTTGATCTTAAAACGGCCAAGGCTGCCGCTGGTGTGGTTGTAGGGGGCACAGAAATCTTAGAGAACACTGAAGGTTTAATGGATAATTTGGAGCATGCTTTCTCTACTTTGGCAGCTATTACGGGGAACGCAATGGTGCATCGTGGTATCTATGAAGACCCCTCTAAGGACAAGTTAGTGGTGTATACCCTTATTGGGGGCCTTTCTACCCCTCAAAAGAGATTAGAGGATCTTACTAAGTTTATGAAACTAGATCCTTACGGTGAAGAATAATTTTTTTGCGGCCCTTCGGGCCGAGACTATATAAATTAGGAGATTTAATTATGAACTTTTATGATCGCGTATTATCTATTTTAGAGATGTCATCAGAAGATGCAGCTAAGAGGAAAGAGGCTGGAGAACAAGCTAGGCTGAGAAAACGAGGTGAAGGTAACACAGATGCTAAAGCTGAAGCTGATGCGGCTAGAGATGCTAGGCAAAAAGTTCTAACTACCGATAAGGACGAAGAGGAGCCATTGGATGTGGTGGATGCGGAAGATACAATGGAATCTAAGAAGAAAAAGGGTGTGAAGGAGGCTGATGCATACGGTCTTAATAAAGACTACGATAAAATCCCACAGCACATGAAGGATGCTGCAAAAGAAAAAGCTAAAAAAGAGAGGGATGATGTAAGAGCTAAGGCTGGGCTTGATCCCGTTGATGACGGTGACGGTGGTGGTGATGGTGGTGATGGTGATGGTGACGGTGACGATAAGCCTTCTGTTAATGCATCAAAGAAGCGTAAAGTAAAAGAAACTACTAGTGGACAGTCCAGCAGACCCCATAGACCAAAGAGGGGAAGTCTAGCCCATGAGAGTCCAGAAGATAGGATGTCCTCTGGGGGATTCCCACGGGCTGGAGATCCTGAACCTGATGATGACGGTGGTGATGGTGATGGTGATGATAAGCCAAAAAAGACAGAAGCTAAGAAAGCTAAGAAAGATGATAAGTGGATTCAGAAAGCCGTAGACCCTGATCACGAAGGCTTCTGTACCCCGATGACTAAGAAAACTTGTACTCCCAAAAGAAAGGCTTTAGCTAAGACTTTTAAGAAAATGGGAAAAAAGAGGGATAAGGCTATTACAGCCAAAGATGAGAAATAGGTGAGGTATACTAATGGACCCCGTAGACGATCTCGTTTACTCAAAACGCTTGAGAAAACCAAAAGGGGAATTGACGCTTTTCGAAAAAAGTGCAAAGTTCATAAGACTTCCAAACCCTCCCCAAAACTCTAGCTTAGAAGTTGGGAAAGAACTATTAGTTATTCAGGGGGCAACCTACCTTCGGGGGGAGGGTATGATTAAGGGGATTAAAAAACACGATAAAGATCCTGCTTTTGCTATTAAACTATACTTATCCATTTTTGGACTCCCGTTTAATCAGGAAGAAATTGATAAGATAGTATCAGAGTCTGCGATAATTATTAAAGATCTTAAAAATAGCTTTAATAGACCCCGACCCACACAATTGGCTCCTTATTTTGGTATTCAATTCGAACCCTTAAAAAGCACCTCTGCACGATCTCCGTCTTATCCTAGTGGGCACTCTACTCAGGCGAGACTACTAGCAGAATTTTATGGATCTAAATATCCTGAGCATTTAGGAAATTTAATAAAAGCTTCTGAAGAGTGCGGAGAAGGTCGCGTTATGGCAGGATTACACTATCCTAGTGATCACAAAGCAGGAGTCTATTTAGCGAAACGCTTATTCAAACTTCTTAAGACTACTAAAAAAATCAAATACGATCAAAGTTTTGATTTCACCACAAAAAAAGGAGGTTTTTAATGTATATTAAATTTATGCTACCTAGAGTAGCGCATTGTAGTAATGGGTGCTGACTAAGCTTTTTCGTCTTGTGTCTTGTTTAGACAGATGCAGTATAAAAGCCAACAGCCTCCTATAGATAAGCAACCATCTAGAAAAAAATTATCCGTAATACTTTTCCAAAAAAGACTAAGAAAAAGACCAGACCAAAAACTAAAACACATTGGGCAGTTAACTACTTTTCCTAATAATGGATGTAGTATAGCTGCCCTTTCTCTAATAGGCATAAAGATAGCGGCTGTAGTAACAGCAATAGTAATTCCAAAACTTACTAAAATCCAAGTTAACATGATAAAGGTAATTCCGTATTAGAAATAAAAGCTTCTCGATTTTTATGCCAAGAGTCTCTTCCCACCAACTCCCCTCTAGAGAGGTGTATAATATTTAGGGGAACAGCGTAGTTTTTATAACCTTTATTATGTGCAGTTACTGTATAATGAATATCGTAGAAATCCCACAGTCCCTCAAAGTGCTGTGGTTTTTTAAGTCCTATCTCCTCCCACACCTCTGCTCTTGCAGCTAAAAATAATCCATCTAAAGCAACTACTTGTCCGTGGGGACCATAAGAAGTGTTATGTATTTGTGTGTGTCCACTAACTTCATTTCTATGCCTAACCTCTCCTCTATGATACCCCGCTCGCCACCGTTCTTGGTTCCACCAAATAGCGTCCTGTCCTAATAGGGTAGTTCCTGCTGGACCTACGACCCCTGTTTCTTTATCAACACATTTGGATAGGGCTGCAATAAACTCTGCTTTAGAACCTGTAATTTGTAGATCATCGTGACAGAGTATAATAATATCTTCAGGAGACGCATTACACAAGGAGATGCCCTTCTCATACGCTTCAAATATAGAATTTTGATTAACTAAAACTTTAACATCTACTCCAAAGCTAGATAATATAGTAGTTAATCCTGTCAATACAGCATTTGGAGAGTTATCCCTAGTACAAGTAATTGAGAAGATTTTCATACACTATAATAGTAAAAGAACCCTTTGTTTATGGAAAAATCCCCACTAATTGACGAGTTTAAAAAATGCAGAGAGGACCCTGTATACTTTATTTCTAACTATGTCAAAGTAACTCACCCTGTTCGGGGTTTGGTTCCCTTTAAATTATATCCTTTTCAAGTAGAAATTTTAGAGAATGTTAAAAACCACAGGTTTAATATTCTACGCAAGTTTCGTCAGGCGGGATGTACTACTATTTCCGCAGCCTATTCTTTGTGGATGATTGTTTTTCAAAAGCATAAACAAGTAGTAATTTTATCTAAAGGTGATGCCGAATCTACAGAGGTTCTAGATAGAATTAAGATCATGTATGAAGAGTTACCGTCCTTTATTAGACCGAAAATCGTTGAAGATAATAAGCACACATTAAAACTTTCTACAGGATCTACGATTAAATCGCGGCCATCTGGAAAGCAATCGGGACGATCCTTAGCGGGATCTCTTCTTATTATTGATGAAGCAGCTTTTATTGATAATATTGAAACCATCTGGGCTGCGGTCTACCCCATCATCTCTACTGGAGGTAGGGCCTTTGTTCTATCAACGGTAAATGGTGTAGGTAATTGGTATTATGATGTATATCATGGAGCCTTAGAAGGAACTAATTCCTTTAATCGAATAGATATCGAATGGAAGGACCATCCTGAGTATAAAAGACAAGAGGGATTTACTGAACTGTATAAAGAGATGGAGGGGAAAGGGTTAGATGTTGACAGTTGGGAAAAGACTACCAAAGCAAACATGCCCCTAAAACAGTGGTTACAAGAATACGAGTGTGAGTTCTTAGGTACGGGTGATACTTATGTGGATGGGTATCTTCTCACCAGACTGGTGGAAGAGATTAATACGGATTATTGGATTAAATACAACAATAAGATGCGGGTATGGCAGGAGCCTAGGCCAGAGCATGAATATGCTATAGGTGTGGATGTAAGTTTGGGTAGGGATAGAGATTATTCAGCTTTTCACATATTTAACTGTTATACAGGGGAACAGGTTGCTGAATTTTATTCAAATAAAACCCCAATTAATGAACTTGCTCAAATTATAACGAATGAAGCTAATCTATATAATAATGCTTCTGTTATCATTGAACGCAACACTATTGGTAATAATCTTATTGATTGGATGTTTAATATCCATGAGTATGATAACTTATGGATAGATGATAAAAATGATTTCGGAATACAGGTGACAACTAGGAATAGAGAAGAGCTTTTAGCTCGGATGGAAGAATATATTCGTAACAATTTAATTAAAATTAATTCCAAAAGGACAGTAGGAGAGCTTTTAACCTTTATTGTAGACGATAATGGTAAAATTACTGCTGATGAAGGTAAACATGATGATTTAATTATGAGTCTCTCTATTACGGTATTTCTACTACATACTTTAGCAGATAATATGCCCTTAGAGATGAAAACAAATGAAGAAACAGAGCGTAAGG